AATATCCTATAAAAAATTTGGGTACTGCCGTTTTAAAAAACCTATAAAAACCTTTTCTGTACAAAAAGGGGGTGGGGGTCTAATCTATTCCTGTAACAATCTTAACTTCTACAGGTGTTCCATCAGGGTTGCCACTAATCTCATGTTGTGATGTTTCTTTCCACTTGGCACGAGACTTCAACCAAAAGATCATGGCTGTGGTGTTGCCTTCTTTAGCTTGCTTAAACAAAGTCTCTGCTACAGATGCGTTGGCTTCAATACGACCTTTGTCAAGCTCTTCTTTATAGTACTTGACAAGTGTATCATGTGATATGCCTAGTACGGATGCAATATCTTCGTGGCGTGTGCCTACTGTAGATAATGTGTAAACTTTAATTCGGGTGTCCGCATTTGGAAGGTGTGGGGGTCTTCCTTTTCCTACCTTGTTTTCTTCTGTCTCTATAGCGTCTATAGGTAGATTGTCTACAGATATTAAGGCTTGCTTATCGTCTACCATAATATTGACAACATTGTCAACAGGGTTATTCAGTTCATTATTCATTTAATGCTTATTCCTTATATATATAACTTACTTATATTCGTTTACAATTTATTTACAATTCTTTACAATCTTTTACAATAATAATACTTGACAAGTTATTTAATGGGGATATGATTACATTGTCAATCTTGACAAATAACTTAAGGAGTCATACAAATGAATCTAAACCCAATCCAAGCCAATCTAAACGAAGTTATCACAGATGGAATGATTATACTATTCAGCTATAAAACACCCGTTGCAGTTAGAATAGGTCATAATGAATACTATAGAACATCTACCAAATGGAGTCAGACTACATCTAGACATATAAATAAATGGCTCGATGGAGTTATTGCTACAGAAAAAGAACAATCTTACTTTGATAGTCTTATCTAGTATATAGATAATATATAGGGAGGTTTTTACAATCTCCCTTTTATAACTACGATTAAATAAGACTTGACAATTAAATAGACTTAATTAAACTATATATACACACTATAAGGAGTTATTACTATGTTATCCAATACAGAACTTAAAGAGATTAAACAACAGATTGACAAAGGCTTGACTTTATGTCTACCTCAATCTATATCTATTAAGCAATACGATAACATTATTAAACAAATTGACAATTACATCAAAAAGGAGAGTTTACAATGATTAATACCAATATCAGATTCAATGGTTTTTATAACTCTATTCATTCAGATAATATTGATCATGCAATAGAATCTTATTATACAGATGACAACGGGCTTTTTGACTATGACTCTATAGCCGATAACATAGACTATAAAACAATCCATAAGGATTATATAGAAGTCTTTACCGATGATTTTAAGTCATGGATTAAAGATAACTATGATCTTGACATAGATTTTAAGGACTTATTACTCAATAGCCCTCAATTTTATAACTATTCAACCGATGTTATTAATTGCAATATATCAGATAAAGACAATTCCCTATTGATGATGACATTTAAACGTGATAAAGACTTTATATCCTATTTGGAAGATAGAACTACTTCTAGAAGTGGTTTTATATCTCATTATACCTTTGGAGAGGCTTTATCAAATAAAGATGACATTCTATCTGATTATATTCTAGAATATCTTGTAAACAAGTTTGAATCTGATAATCTATTTATGTTGGATAACTATGACTTTATATATCAATCTTTACATTAAGGAGATAATGCAATGAATAACTTACTTAAAAACTTTTTAATCTTATTACTAGGCTTTACAAATTTCTATATGTTTTTACTTTTAATCTTATCTTATTAGGAGGCTATAAAATGATTAACGAAAACTTTAGTATTGGTTATAACGAGGGATTAAACGCCCTTGAAAATATATCGCTTGTCAATGAAAACCCCGATCATGAAATTTTAGCGGGTCTTTTATCATCTATTGCGAATTGCATATATTATTATGCACCTAGCGAAAAGGCTGCAAACGAGCTTTTTAAATTCGCTATGGACTATGCAAGGGAAGAAAACGCCAAAATAGGAATGATCTTACCAAAGGAGACATTAAAATGATTTTATCAGTATCAATTAACGCCTATCAATATGAAGACTTAACTTCACATGATGCAAAAAGAAAAGTTATCTATTGGCTTGACAATGACCCACAAGAATACGAAAGGGAAGACGGAACTTTCGGTTATTCTTATTATAGTGATTTAAGCCAAGAAGACGAACATATAATTATTGACCATTGTAATATGAATAATTATAGATTCGATAAGTATGGCAACCCTATACACCAATTAACACTTTAAGGAGAATAACATGCAAGTAGAACTAGACTATATTACAGAGGCTTTACACGCTATCGACCTCAATTTAGAAGACGTCAATAGAGGCATGACACCTAGCGGATACTTAACCATAAATTCTTATTTAGAAGACATGCGTTATAGACTATCCGAAATTACTACTGAAATATCAAATATGGAGATAACATAATGAGATTCGCTAGTAAACGTGATTTTATCAGTATGGCTCAATTGTGGAAATATAAACCACAGGTAGAACTATACAAAATGACATTTAAACAATTAGAAAATGTATGGCTTACTTACAGGGAAACCAAAATGAATAGAACCGAACTCATTCAAAAAATACTCAATGCAAATCTTGACTTATGCCAAAACAATACAGAACTTAACGATTCTATGTTATATGACTTGCTTATGTATGGCTTCAAAGGTTTAGAAAAGATGACCATTGAAGAACTCAATACAGAATTGGAGAACTTATCATGATTAAATATAAAGGAGATATTGCATCAATAGATAATTTAAGCGATGCTCTAGAATTATTTTCTAGGCATGATATTTTGGTAAAAATAACAAATAAAGCTAAAACCAATCCGTATGGAGATGAATTAAAAAAAGCATTTTTTAAGGATAATTTAAAATGAGTGACTTTACTTATTCTTATGAACCTGAAACCAAAAAGTTTGAACTATTTATAAATCATAACCTTATCTACTCATTCGTAGATTGTGAGCCTATGACAGAAAATGAGGCTTATAACATGGCTGAAGACTTATATACAGAATATCATTCACACAAATAGGAGATTAAAATGACACAATATACTTATGCACAGGTATGTTTACATTTAACTGAAATTTTACCTGATAATCCATATTTAGAATCTAAAATGTCTAAAATTGATTATTACCAAATAATTTTCAACATAGCTGATAAAGCTATAAAAAAACTAAAATTTAATGAAGATTCAGAAAACTTATACGAAACCCTTGATGAATGGGTTAGTGTAAACAATATATCTATATAGGAGAGCTAAAATGTCAATAGAATATGGAAATCTATGCCATATATCCGATTATTATAAAGATAGCGATAATGAAGGATTTGTTTATGGACTTGAATTAACAGACAATAAAAATTTTATGGATTACGAGTGTTTTTGGTTTAAATCTACTGAAAAACGTTTTGAGTTTATCAAACAACACAATATTATTTTAAAAGGAGACTAAAATGTATGTTTTAAACACACAGGAACGCACCATAAAGCGTTTTTCTAACAAAGACCTATCTATATGGGTCAATGAGTTAATCAAGTATAATAGAAGCCTTAAAAGCTATCTATTTATGTCTACTAAAAAAGAAGCTACTAATTTTATTAAAAACCAATTAAAAAGGAACTTAAATGGATAGAGATCTAGAGAAGATTCTTGTAGACTTATTATTAGGGTTTGTTTTGCTAGGATTATTGACAATCCTATTTAAAGTAATTGAGTTTACCCTGAAACGATTATTTACGTTTTTTAGGTTTTGACATGCCTGCTTCAGAAAGTGCGATTGCTAACCCTTGTTTTGTATTCTTTACAATATTGCCTGAACTAGATTTTAAACTGCCACGTTTAAATTCACCCATAACTTTAGCTACTTTAGCTAGTTTACCTTTTTTGGTGGTAGGTTTTTTCATATTTTATCCAAAAAAAAAAGCCCTTTATTTATAAGGGCTTAAATGTGCTACGGAGAGTATGGGCGAGACTATCCCAACAGGCGAATTATATCATAGTTAAATACTCGTGTCAAGCGACTATACGCCTAGAAGCCATAGATAGCATGTTATCGAAAGCAAGACCTAATTGATACTCATAGTCATCGTATTTAGATGTCTTTAAGTATCTAGCGTATACCGCATCTTTCTGATGTTTGGGCAAACTGCTTATAATTGCATCAATTGTTCTGACATTGGTTATATCCATCTCTGACACCATGTCTTCAAAAGCATCGCTAGTAGATTCACCACCGCTAATCATACCCAATGACTTGCTTGGATAGCCTAGCTTTGTGCTTGGTGCGTGCATCCATCTAGCCCAATCATCTAAAATCTGTTTAAGCCTATCTATGTGCATTAGCTTCCTCTTCAGTGTGAATATAAATGCCTTTGATCCTGTCGCTAAAGTCTGGCATAGGGTGAAATATGTTTTGTAATAAATTAACTTTAGGTTTAAAGTATCTGTATATTTTCTTTTGTCCCTGTTGTTCACGTTCTGTTGAATTTAACATGCCTAAATTTTTCATGTTTAATACAATGTATTGGATCTTTCTGTGTTCCATACCCATTTCTTCAGATAACTCTGCAATGGTTAAAGATTTATCACCTAACGCATCTAAAATTAAATTACGCATTTTTTCTATATGAACTAAACGACCTTTAACATTATATTCTCTAACTTTAGCTTCCATA